ATCCCCAAAATGTATATACTTATTAAAAACATTGATAAAACAAGGTGTTCTATATGTATTTTTTATTTCTACACCAATTTCTACACCAATTTTAAGTTTTTTTCTATTGCTTCGATTTCCTCCAGTTTGGATTCATCCGTTACATGAACATACAAATTCATCGTCATTTCAATTTTGCTATGACCTAGGATTGCTTGCAGCGTTTTAGGGCGCATACCACTTTCTATACATCTCGTAGCGAATGTGTGCCTTAGCAAGTGAATTGAGAACTTTCTCATTCCCAATCTATTGCAAATAGCATATATTCCTTGATTATACGCTGACTTTTGAATTAGATTTCCGTTTTTGTTCAGAAAAATATAATCTGCATACTGGATTGGAATAATTTTGTTTTGAGAATTCTTCTCTTTTTGACTATATAAAATATTGACAGCTTCTTTTGTAAGCGGTATCTCCCGATGCCCGCTTTTTGTCTTTGGTTCTCCGATTACAAACCCTTGTTTCGCGACCTCCGATGCACTTCTCTGTATTTTTATTTTTCGATTTTTAAAATCTACATCAGACCACTTTAACGCAATCAATTCTCCAACCCGAATCCCGGTTTGCAGCACAAACGCATATCCATTATAAAATGATGATTTTTCTGATTCTTTTAAGAAAGTTTTTTGCTCATCAACAGTTAGTGCTTCTCGCGCTTCTGTTTTTTTACCACCAGTTGCTTTCACATTCCTTCTTACAGGATTTCTTTCTATTAAATAATTTTCGACAGCACATTCAAAAACACTCCACATTAAATCTCTATGCACCTTAATGGTAGATGTCTTATGCCCTTCATTCATCATATTTAGTACTTTCTGACAATGAATCGGCTTTACGTCTTTTAATTCCATATTCCCAATAATTGGAGAAATAGAAAAGCTCCACATACTTCTGTAGTTTCTTTCTGTTATAATTCTTATGCTGTCTCCCTTTACTTCATTTATCCAGTAGTCAAACCACGCATCGACTGTTGGAGAGTCAGAAAAGAACACATCACCATGTTCATCCTCAAACTGCGCATCTGCCATCCATGCCCTGCACTCCTGCAACTTATGAAAGTATTTCTGTTTTCGTTTTCCAGATTTTGTTGTAAAACGTCCTGTATACATTCCGTCTTTCCGTTGGCTGATACCAACGCCTAATTCTTTACCTCTAAGGTCTTTTCCCATCGTTACACACCCTTTCATTTTGAGAAAAGCCCCATACAGCTTCATACTACCATACGGGGCTAATTTCTGTCTATATCTCAACAGTATTTTCAATAAACTTGTCGAATTCCTTTCGCTTAATGAGCTTTCTGTTCCCGTTTGTAAGGGCGAAAGTACACCGTGGGTTATTCGCAAGTTTTCTGAGCGTTGCCGTTCCGATATTGCTATAGGCGGACGCTTCATCAATCGTCATTGTAACTTTCTGCCAAATCGGCACTTCTGGTTTCGACATATCCTCAATCCTTTCTATTTTCTTATAAATTTTCCTCAAAATACGATTTACCGTAGATGATGATATTTTCATCGTGTCCGCTATATAATCAATAGGGGAACCGTTGCTGGACAGTTGAAATACCATCATCTCATCCTCGGTAAAATTGGCGTTCTCTATAATTTTTCGCAATTCTGGCTTTGTCAAATCTCGCAAAGCCAATTAAGAGTACCCCCTTTATGTATTCTCGTTAGACCAAAGCAATTTCTTATTCCCTTTCTTGTCGGTCTGAAAAATAGTATCCTCAGTCATTTCGATTCCAATTTCAGCCTTTACCACTTCCTCAATATCATCAAGACAAAGGTGCTTATCCCCAACATCAGCCCATAACTGTTCAAAAGCAACCAATGCCTTTGCGCACCGCTCCGGACCGAAACCAAATTTATCATGCAGGACCAACAGCATAACCAGTTACATTTGAGAGCCTAAGCCATTATTTATGACTTTCTGCATATTCTCGATAGCCTCTGTCTTTGCTTCTTCAATGATTCTTTTCTGCTTTTGATACCGCTTTCTCTTTTCAATCTGATTCAGATTCATCTTTTACACCACCTTCGCAAGCCACAGAAAGAAATTTGTCCACCCTTTTCTGCGCTTCCGGCGGCAGATTTTCGTAAAAGTTTATTTCCCCTGTTTGGTATCCGCATCTTACTTTCATTCTCTCCATAGCCTTGATGGCAAGAAATGCACCGTTGATAGCTACATGGTATGCGGCAGGCAATCCGCTTTCCTCATCGCGCGCGTCATGGTCTTTCTGGTAAGCGACCGTATGCCGTAACAGGGCGGCTAACAATCTATCGTCAGAAATATTGCGCCATGATTCGATACCTTCAATACCGTATTTCTCAACGGCAAATTCACGAACCCTTGCTAATGGTTCTAAAATCTCCAATGGGACAAGATTAAGTTGTGCTTTCCCTTCATCAGATTTTACGATTGGCGTTTTCATAAATCTTCCTCCGTTCTGGTTTTTATCTGATACTCATTGCCTTTATTTTCTCTAATTCTGCATGAACGGTGTCCATAACAGAATCATCCACTACTCTTTCTTTCTTCTCCCCGCCCTCAATCAACAGCTTGCTTTTTTCGTCAAATGCCGCGGACAACTGATTGATTCTGCCCTGCATCTCGATTCTGGCAGGATTTTCTTTATTGGAAAGCAAATTCCGCGCTTCTGTCGGCAGTTTTGCGCTCTCATCTTTCTGCATCAGTACAAGCCTGTAAGACCGCTGAAAATTACTCATAACTACTGTCTCGTTATATTCTTCATCCGTAGCCCAAATATGTAGCTGCTCTGGTGTTCCGATTGCACGCTGGATGATGGCAGGCAGTTTCAAAAATTCCTCGGTATATCGGTATCCACTATTCCTAATCGCCATGCTGACTAACGCCCACGCTTCCATTTCATTTAATTCCTGCGGTTTGCTAACGGAATGAACCATATCAACCAACTGTCCGATTGTCGGTGCAAATCCGCTTGTGTCAGACAGGATATAGGATTTCAACGCAACCGAAATCTGCTGATATGTATAATCTGAAAGCATCATTCCCCAAACCTCTGTTGTCTCTGCAATATTCGATGGTCTGAAATTCTGGAAACAGTTACACATGATACGCAGGATTTTCTTCGTTTCCTCTTTTGTCAGCACAAAACACACCCCCTAAAAATTCCAGTTTATATCGCTACTGGAAGCCTTCCCGATTTTCTCCCAAACAATACCTTGATATCCGCTTGAAATGCTTTCATTTATTGCTGTAGATACCGCCGTATCTCCGTATTGTGTTGATTTTTCGGATATTGTTTTTAAAAGTGTCCGCAGACCTCTTTCTTTGTACTTGAAATTTCTCTCTCCCTTGTATGCAATCCAATCCTGCACCGATTCCAACAAGTAATCGGAAATAGCAAACTCGGAAACCATGTCATTCAGCATATCCGCAGAAGATACTTTCTTTACAGAAACGGAAGGAATACTTTTCGGTTCTTCTTCCGTCTGGCAATCGTCCGCACTGCCTCTAACCTTATTTACCGTATTCATAACGTAACGCCTAAAATCATCAGACTTAATATGCTTTGCGACATTCTCAACACCGACAAGTGTTTTCTCCGATTTGCTCCAATTATACTTGTACCATTTGAGAATCAAGACTTCTTTTGTTTCCGCACAGTACCGAAGCACACCATGCACATCTTCAAAACGTCTTATCAGCCTTGAAATTGTATCCTTCGTGTATCCTGTATGGTGCGACATTTGATTAAAGCTTACCTCATAGCAGCCGCAGATATTCGTCTGTGGGTTTGTCAGAAGATAAGCATAGAAATACTTATCCTCTGGCGTGAAATCATCCTCGACCTTATTGTCCGTCCAAAACGATATGTGTAAATTCCTGTATATTGCCATAAACACCACCACACTTTTATTTATTGTTGATTTTCTTCTTCTATTCTTTCGAGGCAGTCTTTGCACACACGAGCAATCTTTAATGATTCCAAGCGTGTAAAAGAAAGTGTTTTATACAAAGCGGATACTGCTTCAATCATATCCCTTGCCTCTTTTATGCTGACGTTATCTTGCAGACCTCTTTCCTCTTTCTCCCCTGTTTTTGTTTCGACACTTGTCATTTGAATAGTAGGTGCATTGTCAATCGCACTTGCGACCATTGCTGGATAAAACCCCTTCTCTTTTATCAATACCTCTTTCAAGGCATCTGCATCAATCAGTCTCATTTATCATTCCTCCTTCGGCTTCTCGCACCGTTCAAATTCGATAACCCAAACCCAAGGGTTAGCGTCCCATCCGTAACGGTCAATGTCGGATTTCTTGATGGTCGAGTTCCATATATTTTTATATTCATCAAAAGCAACTCTTACATAATTTGACCGAAAAAAATCAATTCCCTCTTTTATCAAATCTTCACCGGAAATCTCCTGCAACCGCTCCACCCGTACATCCGTAACCTTCAGCCAGATGCGAGCCGCTTCTTTCGGCATGTGGATGGATGGGTGCCATATATGCGCTTCATTCTTAAATCCATCTTCTGCAACTTCGTCTGCCCGATACACATATCTATTTTTATCAGACGGAACAATAGGATGACTCCATGTTTCCCGAACATACAGAATATCCCCCTGCTGGTACGGCGGCAAGCATGGCATACAAAAGTCGGCATCAGCATCAAGTGCAGCTACATACGAAGAATAAAAACAATCAAATTGAAAGCGGCCATTTTCATAAACAGGTTCAATCCTATGTGTGTGGTCTGGAACATTTTTTGCAACCCGCCGAGTGCATGTCTTTCGTCCATCCAGAATCGCTTGTACCATTTCTGTATTAAATAAAATCGGTTTAATTGCCATTTTGTCATTCCTCCTCAATCGGTGTGTTCCAACATTTTATACAGTTCGAGATACATCCGTCATCTCTTTTGAGTCCCAATTCGTTTACACACACTTCCGGAGTTCCATCATCCTCCATTAGTGCATTTGGGTAGTGTTTCAAAAACTCTGTCAGTCTTGTTTCCCGCGGATGTTCCTCCGACCATTTTTCTACAATAGAAACTGCAATCTCTGAATACACTCTCTGCAAATCGCCACAACACAAACCAGTTGTATTTTTTTCACTGCCAAGTGGACAATTAGCGCAACGAATACTGCACTTTTTCGTCATTCTATTTTTTTCTTTCAAGAATTTTATTGCGTCCATGTTTATCCCTCCTGTCCCCATTCTTCGTTACACCATTCATCAACGCCCAATTCAAGCCACTGTTGGAAATCGTCCAAAAAGAAATCTTCTAAATTTTCTCTGTTAAAAGTACCTTCTTTCCACTTGGTTCGTTTCCAGTCATTAACAACCTTTTCGATAATATCCATGATAAAGATATCTTGCGCCAGATAACTTTCAAAAATATTCGTGTGGTCTACTGTTTTATTTTCCATTTCTATCACTCCATACAATTCGGGCAGAAATGTTCCCATTCGCCCTCATTCTTTTTGCAATCTCATATATTACTGGTACAGTCACACCATTGCCTGCCTGTTTGTAAAGTTGACTGTCACTGTTTACCAATTCAGCCCTATCGAAATATTCATCCGACCAACCTTGCAGCCGAAAGCATTCTCTCGGTGTTAGCTTACGGATGGCAATATAGCACTGATATTTTTCGCACCAAACGGCATAAAACGCCATTCCGTCAGGCGTTGAAATCATAACTCCGTGCCGGTCCTGTCCCGTAAGCGTAAACATCGGCTCTCCGTTTTCTTTCATTCTTCTGCCGTTCTGTCTTTTTTCCGCTCTGTCGGGCGTTAATACAGGAACGCAAATGCCGCTTGTTTCCTTTCTCCTGTTGTAAATGCCTTTATGGTATCTCGCTTGCAAGCAAAACGCCTTATCATAAGTTTGTATTCCTGCACTTTTTGACATATCGCAAAATACAGGAATAGGGATATATGGACTCAATCCACCGCCATCCATTTTAGAAAGTGTCGGAGAAATACCATCCACATCATATACACGATAACGATTCGGATTGTCTCGTTTTACACTTTTTATATTCCCGATTTGTTTTATTTGAACACTATTTTCTCTGTCTGCTCCTTCGATAGGAAATACTTTTGCGGTACTTCTCCCTCTAAGATGTCCAATAATGAATACTCTTTCTCTGTTTTGTGGGACGTAATCGGCAGAGTTGACAACTTGCCATTCTGCATCGTACCCGCTTTCGTCCAGTGCAATGAGAAGTTTAAGGAAGTCCGTTCCCCCATTAACGCTAAGTAGGTTTTTAACGTTCTCAATGAATAAGTATGTGGGTCTATCTTTTTCTTCGAGATCTTGCACAAGTCTGATAACTCTGAAAAATAGGCTGCTTCTTGCTCCGTTAAAGCCAAGCTGCTTTCCGGCAACGCTGATGTCCTGACAGGGGAATCCGAAACACCAGCAGTCTGTTTTCGGTATGTCCTCGGCGAAAATCCGTCTAATGTCATTTGCATACCATTCTCCATGCCTGTACTCCTCCTTTCCTGCTTCTGCTACTCTTTTGTTTTTCGGCAACGTGCTTATGTACTCTCGCTCCTGTTCTGTCATAAGGTGCATGGCTGTGTATCCGGCTACTGCAAATTTATCAAATTCACAGAATCCCACACATTCATGCCCTGCCAGTTCCATTCCCCTACGGAAACCACCGATTCCGGAGAAAAAATCAATGAATTTCATAAATCAGCCCTTCTTATTCTCGTAAATTTCAATTCCTTTTCCTTTGGCGAAACCGTATTCTTGATTTGCCCCTTTGCTGTTTTCCCATCCTTCCAACATATAGATTGCATCGCAAATATTGAGCAATTCAAAAGACATTCTCATGTATTCCTCATGTGTCGCATCTTTCGGCATGATATCATTCAGCCTCGCAGGATTTACCGTATCATGTCCGACTGCAATCAGTTCCTTTTCTGCCTCGAGGAATCTTTCTCTGAAATCCTTTGTGCCGGTAATAGCACCGCTTATGTAAATTCTCAATTACTCGCCACCTTTCCGTTTCTGTAATCTTCTATTGCCCTGCCAACTGAATCTTTCCCGCAATCGCCGCTATCGTACCACTCAACCGCCTTAAAAACAGGACTTAGCATTTCGTGAAGCGTTTCAATTCTGATTCTGGCTGATTTGATATACTCAACTAATCGCATTACATCCTTTGCCACATCTTTATATCCGCTCGAATTGAGGTAATCTGCCATTTCTTCTAACAATTCAATACTTCTACACTCCACAAGCTCGTCTACTTCCTTTGAGTATAGATAGCTCCAACTTCCGCCGCTCATTGTTTTTCGCCGCCTTTCATCAATTCTATAAACTTCTCGTACTGCCTCTCTGAAATCTTGTTACCCATCTTATCCGCTCTAATTTCGATTGTGAGGTGCTTTTCGGCAATATGTGATAATTCCTTCGCAAGATTCCTTCTGCCCTGTTCCAAGCCGTCACGATAGCCCTTAGCGGCTTTGTATTCCGCAATCTGCGATTTGCCCTCGCCCTGTGAGCCGCTTGTCTTGTTCCGCAGCTGATAACCGCCATCAGCATATTTCTTTATCCAGTGCTGTTCCGCACTATCCAATTCGGTATCCTTATAAAGCATAAATCCGATTTTCCATCCATGCTGATTTGTTTCTGCATCATATAAGCCATGTTTTTTCAACGATAAGTCGATATGCTGATAGCCAACAAGATGTTGCGACAATCTGGTAATAAGGTGTATTGCTTGCCCGATATATGCGTATTTGAATCCGTTTTCATCAATTCTTGTTAGGAAATAAATTCCGCTATCCTCATTCAATTTTGGATTTACTTTCAGCAAGCGTTCCTTGTTCTTCTTCTCAATAGCCTTCGCTTTCTTGAATTTCTGATAGTCCATCTTTCCACCGCCTTACAAATGCAACTGCATTTCTTCTTTCACAACAAGCATTTCATCTTTTGCTCGTCTGTAAAATTCCTTTGAAATTTCAAATCCGTATGAGTTTCTACCGCACTCCATAGCCGCTCTCAGTGTCGAACCACTACCAGCACAAGGGTCAATCACGATGTCCCCTTCGTCCGTAAAAATTTCAATCAGTTTCTTAATCACCGCTACGGGTTTCTGCGCTGGATGAATTTTAGGAATCTCTTTTCCGTCCTTCTCCCATGCGAACCAATTAAAAATCATCCGTCCTGTGCCGCGAATATTCTTCCCGTTCTCGTCCTGCTGACAGCCGTTTCTAAACTTTGGTAACCTTCCACGATAAAATACAAGGGCGTATTCTGTCGCGCCCACAATACGCATATTCGCCTTCAAAACCTGTGGACTGTAATTCTTACAAAAAACCAAAGGTATGTAGTTTACGAATCCATGTTTTTTGGCGGCATTGATAAGAGTTGGAATCTGCTCGAAGCTACAGAAAACAATCATGCACGGGCTGTTGCTGCTTCTGCCACGTGATACGGTTTTCGTATCTTCTTTCTTCAACAGTTTGCTGCAAAAATGAAAATACTCGTACAGATTGAAATTAAAATCTGTATTAAAAGCTGCTTTTCCGGCAAGTTTGCTTTCGCCGTTTTTATTGTCCCCACCTTTATACCACATGGGATTACTACCGTAGAAATTCGTACCCACGTTGTAGGGGATATCGGCAATAACAAGTTGTGCTTTCGGGATGCCGTACCGCTTATAATTTTGGAAATTGTCATTGAACAATTCTGTTTTGATGTCTTTCAAATCCATAATCTTACCGCCTTTTCCGATTAACCTCTTTCTCAACTCTTTCAAATTCTTCATCAGATATTCCGAATATCTCAATATAGTCATATTCCGGCGCGTACAACACCAATATATTGTCCTTCTTATAAATAGGCACCATGAAATCGCCCACAATATTCGGAGTATCAAACATTTGTATCCCTTTTTCAAAATTCTCTTTCAAAAAAACGATTAAATTTTCTATTCTCAAAATCAGTCTCCACCCTTCTTATTTTTTAAAACGGCAAATCGTCATCTTCAATGGTATTGTCAATGGGATAAAAACCATCCGTGTTACTCTGCGATTTCGGCGCATCACTTGTCTGCCCTGCACTGCTGCTTGCCGCTTTACTCTCGGCAAACTCGAAAGATTTCACGATAAAGGATACCGTGTTCTGTTTCTTCCCTTCCCTGTCAGTGTATTCATTCTGCGCAGCTTCGCACTCAAGGATGATTTTCGTACCCTTCTTAACAAATTTATCCATTGTTTCCGCCGTTTTGCCGAAAGCAGAGATATTGAAAAAGCTCGTTTTCTTCTTATCCCCATATCCACTCTCAACCGCAATGGAGGTTCTTCCGACCGCAAGAGGATTTGCGGACTGCGTGTATCTGAGTTCAACATCTCTTGTCGTTCTACCGACAAAAATACATTTATTCATTTCTGCTTGTCCCTCTTTCTTCTAAAGTATTCGTTCTTCCGGTAATCCGCCTGATTTTCGATGAACGCCTTCTTTTGCATTTCTTTTTTATTTTTCAAATGCTTCTGATTCCAAATCGTGAATATCTCGCATTTTGAATGACATCCAGCGTTCCTTCCTTCGCATCCATAGCAGGGGCAAATGCCGTCCTTTGCCTTGATATTTGCATTTAAGGAAAACTCATACCTTCCCATTGCTCAACCACCACCCGTCATTACGCCCTGCAACGTACACATTCGCCGCAGGACACGCTTTTTTCATGCGCTCGATGAATTTATCAGAATCTGCATTATCGGCTGATAGATGGCACATTATGACGTTATGCAAGGAATCAGAATTATTCGCCCTTACAAACTCACAAGCTGTTCCAATCTCCAAGTGACCGCCGAAAATATGATTCTTTTTCCCCTCGTTATCTGGATAAATCATATTCCTGTCATAATTCACGCCGAGAAGAATATGGTTTATATTTTTGAACCGCCATTTGACAATAGCCGTATCAGTGATATAAAGCATTCTTCCCATTTCTTTGTGCATAATCAGAAAACCGAATATCGGGCAATCCGTTCCGTCTGCATCTGTGTGTGTCCATCTGCCGCCAATCGTTGTAAGGTCAAACGCCTGCACTCTAAAACCAGAAATATTTTTCAAGCCGATGTCGCTTTCGTTTTCATACGGCTTTAAAACAGGAACACCCATTCTTTCAAATTCATTGACCGATTTTGAGTGGTCAGCGTGTTTATGGGTAACAATCGCACCGACAACATCAGAAATTTTCCAACCGATTCCTTTCTTAATTTTCTTTTCGTTCTCCCCCAAGTCCAAAAGAAGAATCTCTCCTGTGCCTGCAATAAGTGCGTGGCAATTTCCGCTTGAACCCGTTGCTATCGTTTTTAGCAGCACTTTCGCACCTCCTAACGATTATTCAATACCATCAACATGGTATCTTCCTATTGCAATACATCTTAATTTCGTCAAGAACAACCTCCACAACATCCATGTCTTACGCAAGAATTAAAAACCAAATCTATTTCTCTTGCATACTGACGGTATTGTTCCGGTAATTTGTTTAAGTATATTTCCCATTCTCCTGAGTGCGTGCGATATTCTTCATCTATCCATCCTCCAGATTGCCAAAACGAATCATAATTAGAATCATTAAATTTTGATGTTTTCAAACAATAATCCTTATAATCATGACCGAATTTAACTATTTCTCCGTCAATTTTTAAAGTCAATACCCCCCTGCAAAGATTAGGGAAAGAACCTGTATAATTGACAAATTCAACATGTTCTGTTTTTGAGATATTCTCTGTGTTTGTATCGACTATCATCATCACACCCCACTATCATACGGAAATCGAAAGACTCTCGGATAATTGAAAGCGAAATAACTTCCGTTGATACTTTTTGTTTCTTGGAAGTTTACGTATTCCGCTCTCAACATTTTCATAGCCTTTTCGGCTTTTTCTTTTGTTGAGTATTCTCCCATTACACAACATATTTTTGCTGTATTTGCTATAGGCTCTGCAATAACTTGCTCTTGGTGTATATTGTGCGTTGAGATTGCCACGAATTCATACGGTAAATCAACTTTTCCGTTCTGACTAATAATTCTCATAAATCATCCCTCCTGCACAAATTCCCCATCAATGATGTTTTCTTCGTCAAAATCAACGGCATTTGCACTTTCCACAACATCATCCTGTGTCTGGCGGTATGCATCATCCAGTTCAATTTGTGCCTGTCTTGCCATCTGGTCATAATTTTTTGGATACTTTCTTGTTGCATTGTTACACATTTTCCGCTGAATCATGCTTTCTGGTGTATCCAACCATGCGCCGCTGATAAATGGTCTGGCAATCTCACATTCCAACATATCATCAACCGTAGCGCACGCTCTCAATGCGTCCAGAATTTCATCCTTCTTGGCTTTGATTTCCTCTTTCTGTTTATCCGTTGCCTTGTATCTATCGGCACAAATGCCGAATGTAGCGTTCATCATATTTTGCTTAACATGAGCCAAAAGGTTGACCTTTACGCTTGCCCTATCAGCTGTCAGATAAGTTACTGTGCCGTCCGTCAATTTGACTGGATATACCACCCGAACCGCTTTATCGGATAATCCGTTTTCTTCCCATTCTGGCGGTGTCAGCTCCAATCCCTTATGTTTGGGTGGGATATAGGTATCCCCTTCTTTGACTACCCAATATGGATAAACTTGTTCGACATCCTTGCCGTAATGAGAGAGAAGGGAATCATATCCTGCACCCTCGATACCCATTTCAACAACCTTTACCCACTCGTTCCCACGCTTTACATTTCTAAGTTGGAAATAACATTCTCTCGGATATGCCGCAGGGTTCAATTTCAGCCCTGCACAGTTTTCAACGATGCCCCTCAAGTTGCTTGTATCGAGAGAGTTCATGCTCGCTTTTCCATCGTTCTTCACGAGGTTGTAAATGCTGCCGACCGCCTCCATAGCACATTTTCTGGAATATTCATCAAAAATAACGCCGCAAGCCTCATAGTCTTTTGCAATCAATCCTGTAATTTCGTTGCTCCACCGACTTAATGCCGTTGTAAATTCCTTCTTTTCTGCCACCTGTGTATTTTCAGCCATTATTTCATTCCTCCTCCAACGGTCTGTTCCAACATTCTTCGCATTCTTCTGAAACAAATTGTTCGTCCGTATCTAAAAAGCACTCTTTATTTGTCGCATATCCCAACGAATGAGGGCAAATTTCTGGAAATTTGTTATGTATCAGTTCAGCTTTCGGATACTTCTCCAAGAAATCCTGCAAAATCGTTTTTCTCGGATGTTCTTTAGACCATTTTTTCACGGTAGCGATTACTTTTTCTATATCATTAAAAACCCACTTACAAGGCATACAACTGCGAGATAAAGAATCTTCCATTGGGCAATCACTACAAAACGGATACTTTTGACACATTCTATGCCATTCTCTCAAAAACTCTAACGCCTTCATTTCTGCCATTCTGCATCGCTCCTCACATGCTTCATATGTCTGCTCGAAAATGTCTGGTTTACAGGGATAAAGTTCTCCCTTCACGCCGCGAATCACATAGTCCCCAACACTTACATGGTGCGGACCTTCTAAAGTATCAATATAGAGTTCATCTCCATCTACACTATCAAATTGAATGGTACTATAATACATAATGCCATCTTCAAAGGCATTTACAGCCCAATCAGGGACATAATATTTACCATCTGCGCCTTTTAAATCTCCATCATATTTAAACGCTTCAATTACCACGGGCTTCTTTCTGTATTTCATAACCATCACTCCACTTCCTTAATTTCTCCATCTTCCAACCGATACCATGTGTCCTCTTTATATGTATCCCCATCAATCTGGATTGCCTTGTAATTGACGATTTCTCCTTCGTCATTTCGCTCTACCATAACAATCACACTGCCGATACCGCCTTTAGCTTTGCCGCCGTTTTCAGAAACCATGATAGAATGTTTTCCGCCTGCCAGTGTGGCCCCGTCTCCGCCTGCCAGTCTAGACCCGTTT